ATCATTTCTTTGAGGACATCAGAAACGATGGAAACGAGTATGAAGTGCCTGCGGTTGGTGAGATTCACGGCATGAAGTGGAAGGGTAAGGCTGACATAGTTCACACTGATATGTTGATTGACATAAAGACCACTGGCAATATCAAGGACTTTAAGTACTCAGCACGCAAGTATAACTACGATAGTCAGTGTTACATATACCAACAACTATTTGGTAAGCCATTGGTGTTCTATGTGATTGATAAGACCACAGGTATGCTAGGTATCTATAGACCAACTGAAGAGTTCATCAGAAGAGGCGAGGATAAAGTAATCCAAGCTATTGATGTATACAAGAAATTCTTCTCTGAAAGTAAAGAGGAGGACATAAATAATTATTATATAAACGAAGAATTAAATTAAATTAAACAAAATGGAAAAAACAGAAAAAGTATTCGCAGATGGATTTATTTTCAAGCGAAATGAAAACGCACCTGAATTTGTAGTAGGGTCAATGTCTATTAAAGTAGACGAAGCAATGGCATTCTTAGCTCAAAATGAAAGCAAAGGATGGGTAAACCTGAACGTGAAAAAAAGTAAAGGTGGGAAGTATTATATGGAATTGGATACTTGGAAACCAAAAGTTGCTGAAGTAACTCCTGAACCATCAGTTGAGTCACTACCGTTCTAAAAACCAATTAATATGCAGATTATGAGGGAGTTGTGCTACACACTCCCTCTTTTTTGCTATGTTGAAATTACGAAAAAAATGCTATATTTTACTACTACTACTTTTAGTGTATTTTATATTTTCTTTCTTTACGTCATAGGAAAAAAAATCAACATTCCGTCAGGACTGTTGGTATCACTCATTCTAATTAACATTAAATCGTCAAATCATGTCAAACATCGTCACAATATTTAAAAACATAAAAGAAACTGAAGCACCCTTCCATAAGGATGTGCTTTTAATCCTTGATAGGATAAAGAATGGTTCAAGTGCTGAACTAGTTAAGAGCATACGTACAGAGAAAGATAAATCAAAGCGTAATGACCTTAAGAAAATGCTACCTGCTATATGTTTTAGCGGTACATTCAATAAAAGAAATGACACATCTCTACTAAAGCATAGTGGTTTAATATGCCTAGACTTCGATAACTATGAGAAGACTAAGGAGATGCAAGAAGATAAAGATAAATTATCTAAGGATAAGTATGCATACTCTGTATTTGTATCCCCATCAGGTAAGGGTCTTAAGGTATTGGTTAAGATACCTGCAGATGTAGAAAATCACATAGACTATTTCAATGCATTGGAGGATTACTATAGTTCACCATACTTCGATAAGACCTGCAAAAACGTTAGTCGTGTGTGTTATGAGTCATATGACAGATTAATATACATCAACGAGGACTCAAAATTGTGGGATAAAAAGAAAGACAGAGAGTACGTTGAGGTTAAGGCTTCGTCTGCACACAAAAGCATTCCTATAACAGACAAAAATAAGATTATAGAAATTCTTATGAAGTGGTGGGAGAGAAAGTATCCAATGCTTGATGGTCAGCGTAATAATAATACGTTCATACTAGCGATGGCATTCAATGAGTATGGTATAGATATTCAAATGGCATCTTATATCTTAAACCAATATGCTACAGATGACTTTACTTTATCTGAGATAGCTGCTACAATAGAATCAGCGTATGCACAAACTTCTAAATTTAATACCAAGTACTACGAGGATGAAGAGAAGGTAAACTACATTAAGCTAAAGTTGCGTGGCGGTGCTACTAAGCGTGAAATACTTGAAGAGATTGATGGAGGGGGCACTGCTATTGATATTGCAACATTTGACTCTGTAATAAAGAAGATAGAAAGCGAGAGCACTATAGATGTATTCTGGACTAAGAACGACAAAGGCGTAATTAAAGTTGTTCCGATATTCTTCAAGCAGTTCCTTGAGAAGAACGGATTCCACAAGTACTGCCCAGAGGGGAGTAAGAACTATGTGTTCATTAAAGTAACAGATAATCTTATAGACCATGCGTCAGATAAGGAGATAAAAGACTTTGTGTTAGAGTATCTACTGGAGTTAGAGGATATGTCTATCTACAATCACTTTGCTGAGAAGGTTGGTCTATTTAGAGAAGAGTTCCTTACATTGCTAATGACTGTAGATATTCACTTCATCAGTGATACAAAGGATACTTCATATCTATACTACCAGAATTGTGCAGTTAAGGTTACGACTAAAGGAATAGAGACTATAGACTATCTTGAACTTGATGGGTATGTTTGGAAAGACCACGTGATAGATAGAAACTTTAAGATGTGTAGGGTCACAAATTGCGACTACAAGACATTCATATCTAGGATATCAGATAACCATCAGGATAGGATAGATGCCATTGAATCTACTATAGGGTTTATGATGCATGGTCACAAGAACTTGTCATACACCCCTGCGGTAATTCTGTACGACTCTAAGATATCAGATAACCCAGAGGGCGGAACAGGTAAAGGAATATTTATGAATGCCTTAGCAAAGATGAAGAAGTTAGTTGTGATAGATGGCAAGGCTTTCGCATTCGAGAAGTCATTCCCATATCAGACTGTTTCTGTAGACACACAGATACTGTGTTTCGATGACGTTAAAAAGAACTTTGACTTTGAGAGGTTGTTCAGTGTCATCACTGAGGGATTAACGCTTGAGAAGAAGAATAAAGATGCTATTAAGATACCATATAGCAAGTCACCTAAGATTGCAATAACAAGTAACTATGCTATCAATGGTTCAGGTAATTCATTCGCTAGACGTAAGTGGGAGATTGAGTTCCATAATCACTATAGCAAAAGCTACACGCCATATGATGAGTTCAAGAAACATTTGTTTGATGATTGGGACATTGATGAGTGGTGTCAGTTTGATAGCTATATGGTTGAGTGCTTGAGTAGTTATATGCGAACAGGTCTTATAACAAGTAAGTTCTTTAGCTCTGATATAAGAGGTTTGATGCAGGATACAAGTATTGATTTCGTTGATTGGTGTGGTGTTATTTCTGGTGAAGAGAATACGCTTATCGTGTATGACCATAGATTAAACTTAAATGCGTTGTACCATGACTACATTGAGAATCATCCTGGAGTTAATAACAACAATAAGGTTAGCCGTAATTTATTTTACAAATGGATGCAGAGATACGCTAAGTATATCACAGGTAAAGAACATAAGACAGACAGAGATGTGTACGGTAAGTTTATGACAATAGATACAAACAAATGAAAATAACACTTACGGATAGAGAGTTTAAGTTTATAGAGATGCTTGCAAGAGGTAGGCATTTTTTAAAGGATATAGTGATGCCTGATAGAAAGCTAATAGATTGGAATAATACTCAATCAGAAGCAGATTTATTAGGCGTTATGGGTGAGTATGCAGTGTCAAAATACTTAAGTATACCAATGGATACTGAAGTAAATCTACAAGGGGATGGTGGTGAGGTAGATTTATGGTTAGGTGATTGGTCTATACAAGTAAAGTCTACTAAATACGATAACGGTAGATTAGTTTTCAATTCAAAAGATGAGATGAAAGCATTGATAGATGTACTAACGATATGTAATATTCAAAAACAAACAGTAAATATAGTTGGATACATAAGCAATAAAGATTTGCAGCAAAAGATGTATGAGAAAGACCTTGGTTTTGGAGTCAGGTACTGCATAGACCAGGATGAATTAAAAGATATATCTTGGCTAGTTTTTTATTACTTAGAATGGAAAAAAAGAAAATGATAGGATTAATACAAGTAACAGCAACCAAGGGTAGGAAGACAATCACCGATGAAGTGTATGGGAATCTATTAGATGTAGATACACTAAAGGCTAGGCTTATGAACAGGAATAAGATAGTGCACTCTGAGAGACCTGCTTGGAAAGTAGATAATGTAAAAATGAATAAAGAAATAGAAGAAATAAAGCCATATAGCACACAGCCTGCTCGATTTAAGTTCAGGGACTATCAGTTAGATATTATAGATAGAGCGTGTGAGATTATTAATAACAATAGATTTGTGTACCTCGCTATGGAAGTTAGAACAGGTAAGACGCTAACAAGTCTAGGAATCGCAAATAAGCTCAATTGCAGCTCCGTGTTGTTCCTAACTAAGAAGAAGGCTATATCATCTATAGAAAATGATTTTAGAGCCCTTAAAGCGTCTTACAATCTGTTAGTGATAAATTACGAGAGCATACACAAGATACCAGATATAAAATGGGATTTGATTGTATGTGATGAGGCTCATAGTATGGGTGCGTTTCCTAAGCCAAGTAAGAGAGCGAAGCAGGTTAGAGATTTGATATACAAGCGTAACCCTTGTGTTATATTTTTATCAGGTACTCCAACGCCAGAGTCGTTTAGTCAGATGTATCATCAAGTGTATGGTCTGTATAACAATCCATTCTTTTCCTACAAAAACTTTTATAGGTTCAGTGATGACTATGTGAATGTGGTAGAGAAGAAGATTAATGGCATGAACATAAAGAACTACTCTGATGGACATCAAACTATCATTGATGCAATGAAGCCTTTTACGATTAGCTACTCTCAAAAGGAGGCAGGGTTCAAGGTGAACACTGTGGAGCACAAGCTATATGTTAAGATGGCTGACGTTACGTACAACATAGCAGCCAAGCTAAAGAAAAACTTAGTTGTTGAGGGTAAGGATGAGGTGATATTGGCAGACACTAGCGTTAAGCTAATGATGAAGCTACATCAGATATACTCTGGCACGGTTAAGTTTGAGTCAGGTAACTCTAAGGTACTTGACTTGAGCAAGGCTGAGTTTATATACGACAACTTCGGTACATCTAAGGTTGGTATCTTCTATAAGTTTAAGGAAGAGTTGAACGCACTTAAAAAAGTTTTTGGTGCAGAAAACTTGACAACTGAGCTTGAAGAGTTTGATAATACAGATAAATCTATAGCTTTGCAGATAGTATCTGGGCGTGAGGGAATATCACTACGTAAGGCTGAGGCACTTGTCTATTATAATATAGACTTCAGTGCTACAAGTTATTGGCAGAGTAGAGATAGAATGACTACTAAGGATAGATTAGATAGCGATGTCTACTGGATATTCGCAGAGGGAGGAATAGAGGATAAGATATATAAGGCTGTATCCAATAAGAAAGATTATACATTAAACCATTTTAAAAGAGACATATTAGAATTATGAACGAAAATATAGACATAGACAAATTATTATTACCTACTAATTTAGAGATTCAAGGAAGCCCAGAAGATGGATTATACTGCGAGTTTTTAGACGAAGAGTTAGATTACTTTAGGATTAATTTCAATCACGACAATGCAGCTACAATAATGACCGATGGGAATACATATATTGTACTAAGCACGTACCTTTTAAATACAATATCTGATTTGGTATATATTGCAGATGAAATGTATGAAGATTATTTCTCAAAAGAAATGTTATAATCAAATATATTAACTTTGTGATATGGAAAGTAAGAGGAATAGAAACGCAGGTAGTCACCCATCATATGACAAGCTTAATATGTCTGAAGAGAGACGTAAGAAGAAGTTAGCATACGACAAGAAGTATAGTGCGTCTCCTGCCAGAAAGAAGTACAGAGCTGCACTAAACGCTGCGAATAAGAAAGCTGGCACGTATGGCAATGGCGATGGTAAAGATATGAGCCATGGCAAAAGCGGTAAGATGACCAAAGAGTCTCAGTCAAAGAATAGAGCACGCAACGGTCAGAACGGTAAGTCAACTAAGAAGTAATGACAGAGCAGCAGATACAATCCAAGAGGATTAAACAGCTTGAGGCTGAAGGGTACTACGTTCTTAAGTTAATCAAAACAAATAAGAATGGCATACCTGATGTCATAGCAATACCTCCTGGAGCTGCTGTCATATTCAGTGAGATTAAAACAGAGAAGGGTCGTCTGTCACCCTTACAAGAGTATCGACTCAAAGAGTTAGATGCCCTTGGATTCAAGACAGAAGTATACAGAGGATAAATTAAATTTAATAAAATGGAATTAGTAAAAGATTTAAAAACAAAGAACACTGATTATATGATAATCAGAAGCATCATAGGCAAGAAACGAATGAGCATAAATGTAGCAAGAAGTTTATGCTATAAAGCCGGGGTAAAAGAATCATTAGATAAGATTAACTTTTTAATAGATTGTGGTCAGGTTGTAAAAGATGAGAACGACAGGTGCGTATTAGTAGAGAATCAATCAACTCCACACTACTCGTTAATGGGTGTTAGTGAGCTTGTAAGCTCTAGCTTAAACAGAATGCCAGTTAAAAGAATATCACTAGAGTCTATACTAGAGGGAGTATCATTGTTCTATGGCTATAGTATTCCTGAAATACAATCAGCTTGTCGTAAGAGAGAGTATGTTGTATGCAGACAGAATTTCTGCCATATAGCAAGAGCTGTTATACCACACGTAACATTGAAAGGAGTTGGTAGATTATTAAATAATAGAGACCACTCTACTATAATCCATAGCATAAAGACTGCTGAAGATTCTCTGAGATATGACAAAAAATACAAGCAAGAGTACGATGAATTATTAAAATTTGTTACAGCAAGAGTATGATGACCCCAGAGTTAAAAGCATATATGATGGCATTAATGCTTCCATCGTATATAGATGATATGAAGAAACTACCAATGACTCCAAAGACTAGACAAAGTTTCCTTAGAGTTACTCAATACTGTGAGGAGTTGGCTAATAAATCAGCTGACGCCTTCCATAAACACGATTCTCTTAAAGATAATCACGATGTTATGGTAAATGAATGGTGTAGATATATAGATAATTATGACATTAATGGTGTTAAATCAAAATAACCTACTATATTTGTACTAATCTTATGCTTGGTCTGCGTTAAGATTGATATAATTGTATTCATTAAGCTTTAAAGGACTCGTGGCTTGTAAACCAACGAGTCCTTTTATTTTTAAACAAAATTTGCATATGTAATAAATAATCTTATAACTTTGTATAAATTATGAAGTTATCCGCATACGAGCAAGAGAGACTTTCTCATATCAATTTTAAGATGAACGCAATCTATGGCTATGCTGACGACATATACGAAATGCTTGTCGATAGAGAGTTCGACAGTCTTAAGGATGTTATAGAGGAATTAATGATTGAACTTAAAGACATCCAAATTTCAATAACAGATGAGATATAACAAAGATGTCAGACCTAGATTAAGAGGCAATAAATTGGAAGCCTACAACAATCTGACTAAAAAAGAAAGACGTATACTGGTCATTGGAGACTTACACGCACCGTTCACGTTAGATGGATACTTTGAGTTCTGCAAAGAGACATACGCTAAATACAATTGTAATCAAGTAGTTTTTATTGGAGATATAATTGACAATCATTATAGTTCATTCCACTCCACAGACCCAGATGGGTTAGGTGGTGGCGATGAGCTTGACTATGCGATTCAAGAAATATCTAAATGGACTGAAGAGTTTCCAGATGCTGACGTCACCATAGGTAACCACGATAGAATAATAATGCGTAAGGCATTTGACTCTCAGATACCAAGTAGATGGGTTAAGTCATACAACGAGGTCTTAGGTACTAATTGGAATTGGGTTGAAAACATAGACTACGATGGAGTTCAGTATTGTCATGGTGAAGGTGGTACGGCACGAACCAAGTCAAAGAATGATATGCAGAGTACAGTACAAGGTCATATACATACCCAAGCGTATACTGAATGGATGGTAGGTAGAAACTTCAAGATATTCGGAATGCAGGTAGGTTGTGGTGTAGATAGTAAAAGCTATGCAGCTGCATACGCAAAGAACTTCAAAAAACAAGCAATAGGCTGTGGTGTAGTTATCGGAGGTCACACTGCGATTAACTGTCTGATGCCATTATAAAATGGAATATTACTAAATTAAAAATATGAGCATCAAGAAAACAAAAACATACGAAGTGCTTGTGGAGGAAGGAGCTCCGTTTATTGCAGGGTTCACAAGAGCATTAATGGGGTATTCTGATTACAATGGAAGCATTGTATCCGTATACGACCTAGACAAGTGCATAGATATCTTCGCTGAAGATATGCCATACGAAGAAGCAATAGATAGCTTCTACTTACATATACACGCAGTTAAGCTGCCACATGGCAACCCAATATTTGTTAGGCTAGATAAGAATATCTAAAACTATCATCTAAACTTGAGCCTGCGTGAGCTGGCTATCGTATTTTTCTTTGGCTTATAGTCATTACCTTTTTTAGGAGTTAGTCGCTCTGGGAGGCTCTTAGAGCCTGTCTCAGCCTCCCACTTCTT